TGATAAACATGTGCTTTAACTTGGGACTGACGCGCCTGCTGCATTTTAATAACATGATCGATGCGCTACAGAACAAAGAATTTGAGCTTGCGGCTGCCGAGGCTTTAGACTCTCGGTGGGCGAGGCAGGTTGGTGATCGAGCAGTTGAAGTAGCCTCCATGATCGAGCTAGGGGTCTACCCTTAAAGCGCCCCGCGCAGACGGAACAAGATCTGGCGGGGCAGGGGTTGAGCGCGAGAGGGACGCCCAACGCAATCATTTTAACCGAGTTAAATTATGGGTCAATCCAAAAAGTATCAGGATCTCCTGCCTTTTTGCGTAACAGAAACGCAGCGGACAGTTGTAGGGCTTAGATCCAGAGGCTATACAGCGATTCAAGCAGCTAATCAGCTCGGCGTTGCCGAACGCAATGTGCATGCGCTTTGCGCGCGTGTCGCCAAAATTGCAGCCCGGCAAGGCCACTCGCCAGACCACGATATGGTCCATGTGGTGCCTGACGGTTTCAGTGTCAAAGGCACGAGCACGCTTTATAAAGACGGCTCACCAGTTATGCAGTGGGTCAAAAGCACCCAAGATCGTGAGCGACAGATGGCCATGCTTCTGGAAGCTATCGAGTCAGCTCACGAAAATTTGAAGCCTTTTGAGCGTATCAAAAAACCTGCGGGCACAGATTCCGACGTGCTGGCTTTGCTCACTATTACGGATTTTCACTTAGGCATGTACGCGTGGGAGGCCGAGACGGGCAGTAACTGGGATTCGCAAATTGCAGAGCGCGTTTTTTTAAGCTCTGTGGCGGATATGATCAATGCCACGCCGCCAGCGCAAACCGGCGTTTTTTGTCAGCTGGGCGATTTTTTGCATTTTGACGGACTGCTGGCGGTGACGCCTACAGGTGGAAATCTTTTAGATTCCGACACGCGTTACAGTAAGCTCGTCGAGATGACCATAACCGTGATGACACGCGCGGTCGAGATGATGCTGGAAAAGTTCGACAAGGTGGTGGTTATCCAAGCGGAAGGCAATCACGATTTAGCCAGCAGCGTTTGGCTACGAAAGCATATTAAACATGTTTTTAGCAAGAACCCTCGACTGGAGGTCATTGATAATGACTTCCCGTATTACGCATACCTGCACGGCCAAACTATGCTGGGATTCCATCACGGGCACAAGGTCAAGATGGGCAGCTTACAAAAGATTTTTAGTTCAGAGCCTAGATTCAGAGAGATGTGGGGAAAGGCCAAACAGTGCTACATACACACTGGGCACATGCATCACGAGCGAGTGGTTGAGGACGCTGGGGCTATCGTCGAACAACACCCTACGCTCTCCGGTAGAGATGCCTATGCCGCAAGACTCGGGCATGTGAGCTTGCGCGGAGCAAAGGTAATCACTTATCATTCGGCTCACGGAGAAATTCATAGAACAACAGTAAGGCCAATCGAGTGAAAAGCACAGAGTATCAGGAGGGCGGCGACCATTACCAAAAAATGGCAATCCAGCCGATAGACTACATCATGCAAAACAAGTTGGGGTTTTGTGAGGGCAACATCGTCAAGTACGTCACTCGATGGCGGGATAAAGCTGGGGTGCAAGACTTGCTCAAGGCTAGGCAGTACATCGAGTTTCTAATTGAGTCTGAAGGCTAGACGTTTTTCAAGGTTACCGCCCCGGCACGTCCGGGGTTTTTTTTAATTTATTTTAACCAAACGTGTAGACATTAAATCAAATGTGTATATAATAGATGCCATCAACAACGGAGAGAGAACGGACGATGAAGGTACGAATAGACTTTACGATTGACGTTGACCCCAAGGTCATCCGCGCCTACATGGATGACCTCGAAACCGACGAGACCATGAAAGAGTTTTTGGTGACGTGGTGCTCCGCCTCTGGCGCTGCGACGCTCGACGAAAGTTTGAATAACGCCTTGGGCGAATACCACAGAACTGAAGTTGTCAGAGAGGCCGTGTAAGCGGCTCAGAGGATAAAGTGATGCCCCTACTTTTTTACAGCAAAGAAGTAGGGTTATTTTAACCAAACGTGTAGACATTAAATCAAATGTGTATATAATAGATGCCATCAACAACGGAGATCGCTAACATGCAAAACGAAATACATACAAACGGAAACATTGTGCTAGGCGGAAGGAACACGAATTTTTATGTCAGCCAACGGAAAAGTGGGACCGAAGTTTTTTGGTGGAACCGTTTAAGCCCAAACTTAAGAATAAGCGTTGACATGCCTCAAAATCGTTATTCATTAGTGTCTGAAACGCCAACGTGCGGCAACGGTCGCTCAATGTTTTTTGAGGATCTAACTCAAGTGATGCAAGCAAACCCCGTCACCCGACAGCACAAAACCCCTTCCGGCTGGAAGGTTTGACATATATATGTAGCAATATATTGATGCCGACAAGGCATTCAATATCAAAGGGGCTTCGGCCCCTTTTTTTTTACTGCAAAAAAGTAGGGTTATTTTAACCAAATGTGTTTACATTATATCTATTGTGTATATAATAGACTTCATCAACAACGAAACGAGAGGGTTAGAGAAATGCAGTCAGTATCATTTTTAAACGGTGTCAAAACTATAGAGGCGACGATAACAGCCGCCAGAATGTGGCGTGGAGGTGACAAGGTTCGGTGTTACATCGACCTAGAATTTTCTAAAAGACGTCCGATTGATTCTATGTACGTTGTGGTAGAGGGCGGAACGAGAGACAAAACGGTCACTGTCGGCGGTCAAGTTTTTGGCTACCAATTAGGTTGGTGCGACAGCCACACGAAAAGGGAACACGCTACAGAAGCTGTGAAAAATTTAGCAGAGCTTTTTATATCAAACCCGCCAAATATCGAGGAAGCTTAGCGGGGCTTAGGCCCCTACTTTTTTACAGCAAAGAAGTAGGGCAACCCAAACTAAAAAAAAGGAGATAATAAAAAAGTCCGTAGTAAAAAAACCCTTTACTTAAAACGGCACACAAGTTAAATTTTTAAACCCGCCTCAAATCGATTTACGAACCGAGGCACAACCAAAAAAGAGAGAAAGCCAATGGCTATCAATTTAAAAACGACCCAAGGTATCAGCGCGCAGGGCGTCAACATCTTGGGCTATGGACTCGCTGGGTCTGGCAAAACCAGCTTAATAAAAACACTGCCCAACCCGGTGGTTTTAAGCGCGGAGGGCGGGCTTTTATCAATTAGCGATACTGCAACGCCTTTCGTTGAAGTCACTGACATGTCGACGCTGCTAGAGGCGCTTGAGTGGGCTAAGGGGTCGGAAGAGGCAAAACAGTTCGATAGCTTTGCCCTAGATTCAATCAGCGAAATTGCGGAGGTGGTTTTAGCCCATGAAAAAACGGAAGCAAAAGACCCTCGGCAGGCTTATGGCGCACTGCAAGACGCGATGGCGTACATCGTGCGCGCATTCAGGGATCTGCCGAAACACGTCTACTTTACTGCAAAATGCGAAAAAACCGCAGACGAAACGGGCCGGCTACTGTACGCGCCAGCGATGCCCGGAAACAAGTTAGCGCAATCACTGCCCTACTTTTTCGACGAAGTGCTTGCGATGCGCGTTGAGCGCGACGAGGATGGCAATACGCAACGCGCACTGCTTACATCTAGTGACGGGCTTTGGCAGGCTAAAGATCGCAGTGGGCGACTTGACGCGTGGGAGTCTGCCGACCTTGGGGAGATAATCAAAAAGATTGGCGGTGCAAGGTGAGCATATACAGCGATTGGATCATCATAAAAAACGTGGAGCGCGAAGCCGTTACAAAGCGTAGAGAGATCGAAGATGAGATGCTTAGGCAGTTGCAAGTCGACGATGTGGAAGGTAGCCAGACGCTTAAGCGTGAAGGCTTTAAGGTCCGCGTCACAAACCGTTACAATCGAAAAGTTGACAGCGACTTGTTGCAAGACATTGCAACCGAGGAAGGTCTCGATCACCTTTTGCCGCTGCTTTTTCGGTGGAAACCTGAGATCAAATTGAAGGAATGGCAGTCGGCGGATGAGTCGGCTAAGCAAAAGTTGGCGCAAGCCATTACCACAACGCCCGGTCGGGCATCGTTTAACATTGAGGAAGATTAATATGGATTTTGGATTTACTTTGACGGCAGCGGAAATGCCAGTATCGGAGGAAAGCTACACACCGCTTTCCGAAGGCTGGTACACAGCAATTATAACCAACGTCGAGCTGAAAGATACAAAGGCCGGGACCGGCAAATACTTGGCGGTTCGCTTTGACATAACGGGCCCGACCAGTCAAGGTCGAGTGGTCTTTGCCAACATTACGGTCGTCAACCCGAGCGAAAAAGCAGAGCGTATTGGCCGTGAGCAGATTGGAAAAATAATGAGCATTCTGAAATTAAAAGAGGCAAGAAACTCGGATGTGTTTGTGGGACATGCCATCGGCATCAAGCTGTCAATTCGACGCTCGGAGGAATGGGGTGATCGCAACGAGGTCAGAGAGTATAAACCCGCTGGTTTTCCAGATTCCAACATAACTCCCTCAACCGCTGATAACCAATCGGCGCCGCCGTGGAAGCGTTAATCACGCTGATTGATGAGGCGCACGAAGCGATCCAGGAGCGCCCTCGGGCGCACTTGGGTTGCTCCAACCTCGGTCATCCATGCGACAGGTGGGTTTGGCTCAACTTTCGGCTAGCAGTGATTCAAAAATTCCCCGGTCGCATTTTGAGATTATTTCGCAGGGGGCATTTAGAAGAACCGCAAATCATTCGAGATTTGATCCTTGCCGGGGTCGAGGTCGGAACTGATCAGGCGGCGGTTGATTTTGGCTCGCATGTCAAGGGCAGCGCAGACCTGATCATTGAGCGTGGCGTGCCGGGCTCGCCAGATGATCGACATGTGGC